AAATCAACTTGGTCATCCTTCACAGAAGACCAGCAAAATTCGTTTAATTCTTACATGGTTCATCGATTTGTTAGTATGTATGAGGAGTATACTGAGGTTGCTAATTATGGCCAAAGGATACCATATCCCGAAAAAGAAAAAACCTATAAATATTACTGCCATATGTTACCTAAAAAGAATGTTTTCCTTAAGTATGTGAAAAGTTCACGTAAAAAATCAAACGAACAATTATTACAACACATTGCCAATCATTTTACAGTATCGTTAGGTGAGGCAGAGGAATATATTGAGTTATTAAAAAAATCCGGAGTAGAACAAATTCTTGAAAAATCAGGAGTTGACGAAAAGGAAATAAAAAAGTTATTAAAAGAAGTTAAATGACAAAAAACAGCGATTTAGGAATTGTAGGGAAACACCCTCAAGTTAGAACAGTTATTAAAACAGATTCAGTAGTAGATTCTATTGTTGATAGTTTTATCTCCAGAGCAGCTCAAGGTAAAGAAAAATATGGAAATACCCTTGATAGACAAGATTTATCTGTATTAGACTGGATTGAACATGCTCAACAAGAACTACAAGACGGTATTTTGTACCTTGAAAAATTAAAACAAACACTTAAAGGAAAATAAGTTATGGTTAAGGATGAATTAATCATCATAAATGCGTTTCCCAAAGATGAAACTAAAATTAAAATGCTTGAGAGACAATTAAGTTATCTCAAGCAACTTAATTTACCTATTTTAATTATAAGTGGATGTACTGTCCCTGAACACATTACCAACCAAGTTGATTATGTTATCATTAATACTGAAAACGAATTACTAGACAGAGACTGGACCCATAAAATAGTAACCTCAGGATTTAAAACTTATGTTTTTGATTTTATGGAGACAGAAAACATTTGGGCTAAATTTTATTGGCCTAATGTTAACTCTACTATAACAAAAAATATTCAATTAGCTTTTAAAACTGCTTATTTTTTAGGTTATAAAACCGTTTTTTATACTGAAGATGATAATATATGGAAAGAAGAAAGTTTTGATTATATTAATGAAAACATTAATGTATTAAAAACAAACCAGTACAAATTAGCTACTGTTTTAGGAGTACAACTACCAGCTGACTATCCTATATTCTTTACTACATTCTTTTTTGCTAATGTAGAATTTATGTTTAATAATTTTACACTACCTAATAATAAAGAAGAATGGTATGATTTAAAAACTATTAAAAAATATAATCTTAATAAAACATATGAAGGATGTGTTTATGATTTATTTAAAGATAATTTAGATTTAATATATAATAGTCATGATTCCTTTTTACACCACCATAAAAAAGGAGATATAGAATGGGGAATATATGATAGACGTCATTCTGAAAGGAATCTAATAAATACTTTTTTTACCGTATTGGTAACTCCTAATAAGGAAAAAATATTATTTTTATATAATCAAACAAATTATTTAAAAGAAGGAAGTAAAACCTATAATGTATCTATAAATTTTGACGATACACTTATAGAACAAACAACAATTTATCCTGATACTTTTTATTATATACCAGTACCAAACTATATAGATAAAATTAAATTAAATATTGAAAATTATGGAGAAAAAATAATTGATTGTTCTTTAAATAAAGTAGTAAGTAATGGGGAAATTATAAATAAAATAACTCAACAACCACCACACAACTTTTTAATTGGGGGAAGAATGGGAGACTTTATTCAAATATTATATACTGCTTACCAGTATTATCAACAAACAAATGTTAAAGCTAATATATATGTTACTGATAATTTATGTTATGGTGGAGACGAATTTCATAAACCCATAGAACAACTTCATAAAGAATTTTTTCCTGTATTAGAACAACAAGAATATATTAACTCTTTTAAGATATTTAATAATCAAACAGAAGATTTTATTAATTTAAATGAAAAATGGAGAGTAGTTGATTTCCATAAAGATAAATGGCCTTGGATAAACTTATTCAATCAATCTTACCTTACTGAATTTACAGATTTTAAATATGGACCTTGGATAAAAGTTATAGGTTCTAAAGAAGAGTTTAAAGATAAAGTAATAATACATAGAGCTCACTATAGAACTACTAATTCAATTAATTGGAAATATTTAATTGAGAATAATGATTGTGTGTTTGTAGGTTTTGAAGATACTCAATATAATAAATTTCCATATAAACATATGTTACCTTTCTACCAGATGGAAGATTTAGAAGAATTTTGTTTGATTTTGAACAGTTGTAAATTTTATGTAGGTAATCAAACGGGTCCTTTATCTATAGCTCATGCTATGGATATTCCTAGACTAGCGGAATTATGTGATGCGGATGCTGTTCATTATGTTGGAGAAGAAAAATTTATGCCTAAATTAAACTGGATATCAAATCAACATAGTTTTAATTACTTAGATACTATTTATGATCATATAAATTATCAAGAAAGATAATGAATTTGGTTATAGGTAATACAAGTCAGTTATTTCCGTATTTTAAGGAATATGATAAAGATGTTATAGGAATTTCTTCAAGAAATATTGATTTTAAAGAAATCAATAAACAACATTATGACAATGTTTTTATAGTATTTGCTGAGCAAAGAACATTTTTAAATGAATCTATAGATTTCTTTAATAATATTAATGTTTACTATACTTTAGATATTATAAATAATATAAAACATAATACTAATAAAATAGTTGTTTATTTAACTAGTGAATTGTGGAACCAACATGAAGGAGAAATTGACATAAATACTCCTTTTTTACATAATCAATCCCCTTATATTAAATCAAAAGAAATATTAAAATTTAAAATTGAAGAATTAAGAGAAAAGGAAAATATAAACATAAAAATGCTTTATCCTTTTAACTTTAATTCCCCATACAGAAAACAAGGTTTTTTATTTTCTAAATTTATGGATGTTATTTTAAATAAAAATCAAATTAAAGTTGGAGATTTAAATTTTTATCGTGATATTATACATCCTAAAATAATAATAGAAACTAGTTACAACTGTATCCAAGACACAGTAGTAGGATCAGGAATATTAATTAATATAAAAAATTACTATAAAGATATATTAAACCATTTTAACATAAATTACAACGATTACGTTTTAGAAGATAAAAACATACATCTTAATATACGAGAACCTTACTATTTAAAAACAAATAACAAATATAATACTTTAACCCCCGATACAATCTATGACATTACAAAATACAAAAATTCAGCTAGTTAAAGATACTATTGATCCACAAGATATAAATAGACTAATTGAATGGTTAAAAACAAATCCTAAACTTACAAAGGGGGAACTAACAATTGAATTTGAAAACCAATGGTCTAAATGGTTAGGAAAAAAATACTCTGTTTTTGTAAACTCAGGTTCATCTGCTAACTTAGCTGCTGTTTACTCTCTAATCCTCTCAGGTAAAATGAAAAACAATAAAATTATTGTACCTGCTGTTTCTTGGGTTACTACAGTAACACCCGCAATACATTTAGGATTAGAACCAATAATGTGTGAGTGTGATTCTGACAATTTAGGACTTAATATAAATCATTTGAAACAATTAATTGAAGCGGAAAATCCTTCAGCAATTATTTTAGTTCATGTTTTAGGTATCCCTAACCATATGAGTGAAATAGTAGATTTATGTAAACAACATAATATTCTTTTAATTGAAGATAGTTGTGAAGCTATAGGATCAAAATATGAAAATAAAAAAATAGGAACTTTTGGAGACCTGTCTACATTTTCTTTTTATTTTGGACATCATATGTCAACTATTGAAGGTGGGATGATTTGTACTGATGATGAAGATTTATATCATATCTTACTGTCTGTTCGTTCACATGGTTGGGATAGAGATTTACCAAAAGAAAAACAAGAATATTTAAGAAATAAATATAATGTTAACAATTTTAGGGCTTTATATACTTTTTATTATCCTGGATTTAATTTAAGAGCTACTGATTTACAAGCATTTATTGGATTAGGACAATTAGAAAAAATAGATAGTATTGTAAATAATAGACATAAAAACTTCCTACAGTACCAAGAAGGAATTAATCATTCAAAATGGAAAATAAAAGCTCCACATAATTCTTTTGTATCTAATTTTGCTTATCCTGTTATAACAAATAATATAGAAGAATTAGTTATTAAATTAGGAGAAAATAATATTGATTGTAGACCTTTAATTTGTGGATCTATTAATGAACATCCTTTTTGGTATGAAAGATATTCTAAAAAAGATTTACCTATAGCTAAAAGAGTTCATGAATATGGTTTATATGTTCCTAACAACCACCAAATGACTGAAGAAGAAATTAATAAAGTAATCAATATAATTAATCAACACATATGAAAACCGGAGAAAAAATAGAAGAAACAATTAAATTAGTAGTTACTGAAACTCTTAATAAGAGTAAAGAAGTTGAAATGCCCGATGATTTAATCGAAACAGATAATATTGGAGAAGTAATTGAAAAATTATCTATTCTTCATTGTCGTATGTGGTATCTAGAAGATGCTATTAGTGCTGCTACTTCTGATAAAGAAATAGCGGATTTAAAAAGAAAAATTGATATTTGCTTTAAAGTAAAACGTCCTAAATATGTTCAAGCTGTTAACAGAATGATTGATAACGCTATTATAAATGATAAATCATTAGTAGAAGATTCAGTTAAACATTACCAAGGATTTACAGAATCAAAATGAAAATAGCTACTTGTATATCAGGGCATACTAGAAATTATAAAGAAGTTTATCCAAACTTTGATTTTAATACTGATATTTTTATTTCATCTTGTACACAATCAGGATTACCTCCTGAACAAATGCAATTTCTTTCATACCACTATCATGGATATGTACCTACGAATAATGTAGAAATAGAGGATATTTTAAACAAATATTCTCCTAAAGTGTGGGAATTTGTAGATGATACTTTTGTTCCTCAAGAATTAGATAAATTTAAAGAATATAAAACAATTTTAGGTTATAATCTTATTCATATAGGAATGATGTTTCATAGAATATATCAATCTAATAAATTAAAAAAAATATGGGAATATCAAAATAATTTTATTTATGATTTTGTTATTAGAAGTAGATTTGATATTAAAATAGAAAATATTGAGTTAGAAAAAAACAAAGTTTATTTTTTTACTGAAGATGGTGATTTTAGAGATATTTTCTTTTATGGTTCTTCTTACTTAATAGATAGAATATGTAATGTTTATGAATGGTTTACCCACCAATCCCCAGAATTTATATCTAGTTTTGAATCAGGAGAATCTATATTAAAATACTATATTAATCAACTTAATATTCAAGAAGAAATTAGTAGTAATTTTGATATTGCCTTTTTAAAAGATTCTCCTATTGAAGCAAGATATTTTAGTAAA